CTCTGCTTTGACAGGAGCACAATCAGCTTTTAAAAGAGGTGTCAGCAGACAAGAAGTGCTTGAACTTTTACAACAAACAAATTAATAATAGATTACCATGGCTAATACATTCGTAGACTACACAGTTGGAGCAGGTCAAACAGACTTTGCATTTTCTTTTCCTTATCTTGATGACACTCATGTAGTTGTACAGCTAGACGATTCAACAGGTGCTTCTCCAGGAGGTAAGTTTTATACTGTTTCTACGGGAGATTATTCTATTATTACATCTCCCTCTGCTCTTATTAGGTTTTCTTCTGCTCCTGAGACTGGTGCTAGAATAAGAATCAAAAGAGACAGTGCATCTAATACTGCTCTTGTAGACTTTGAGAATGGTAGTGTACTCACTGAAGTAGAACTAGACCGTGCTTACTTACATAACCTATATCTTAACGAAGAGATTGAAGAGGGTAGTGGTAAGAACACAATGACTAAGAACTCTGATGGTAACTTTGAAGCTGACTTAGCTAAGATAGTTGACCTTGCTGATCCTACCGCAGCACAAGATGCTGCTACTAAGAACTATGTAGACACTAGAGGTTTACAAGACTTTGACGGAGCGAACACAACTTCAGATGTTAACCTTAACAATAACAAGCTTACTAATGTAACAGACCCTGGTTCTAATCAAGATGCTGCTACTAAGAACTATGTTGATACACAAGATGCTTTACAAGTTACTAAGGCAGGGGATTCCATGTCAGGTGATTTGGCAATGGGTGGTAACGATATTACAGGTGTTAACAGTGTAAGAGATTTAATTGCACCAGCAGCAGGTAGTCACGCTACTAATAAAACTTATGTAGACGCTGGAGATGCTGACCAAGTTAACAAGACTGGTGATTCTATGACTGGTCCGTTAGCAATGGGGAATAATAAGATCACAGGTCTAGGTACTCCCACAGCAACAGCTGATGCCACTAATAAATCTTATGTTGATGCTGAGATTGCTACTACTTTAGCTACAGGTACAGCAGGTGGTCCTATCGATACTGCTAACATTGCTGATGATGCAGTCACTGCTGATAAGCTTGCTAACACTGCTGTGACTCCTGGGTCTTACACTGCTACTAATTTAACAGTAGATGCACAAGGTAGGATTACAGCTGCTGCTAACGGTAGTGCTTCTCCTACTGCTGCTGAGGTTAAAACTCTTTACGAGAGCAACGCTGACACTAATGAATTTGATGACGCTGAACAAACTAAGCTTGCAGGTATTGCGGCTGGTGCAACCGTTAACTCTAGTGATGCTACTTTACTAGCAAGAGCTAATCACACAGGTACTCAAGCCTTATCGACTATTAGTGACGCAGGTACTGCTGCTGCTAATAATACAGGAGATTTTGCTACAGCGGCTCAAGGTTTGTTAGCAGATAGTGCAGTACAGAACGGTGACAGTAGCATAGCACTGACTAGCACCACAGGTAATGTGAACATGGAAATAGGTGGGGCTACTGGTTTTAAAGCTTTTATTGATTTAAAAAACCCTAGCACTGATGATTATGATGTAAGACTTATAAGTGATGATGGTACATTGGATACTGTTCATACTTCAAGAGCGAGGATTGAGGGTCATAATTCATTAGGGTTGTGTGCTGGCGATACATCAGGTAGTGTTCCTATTCCTGAACTTGTTACAATTACATCAGGCTGTGTTGGACTAGGTTTAGTTCCTGATGAAACGGATACATTCGGATCTAGTGATAAATATACAGGACAAGTAAAGGATGGTTTTAGAATATTTCACGATGATGGAGTAGCTAAGTTAAAACTTTTAACAAGTAAGACAGGAGGTGGAGGTGCTTCTATAACATTACAATCAACTACCGCACCTGCTACAAACGAAGGTTATTATAGTATATTCACAGGTTCTGCTAATGGTATCTTTAATATTATTAATGAAACCACACAAAACGGATTAACGCTTGATAACACAGGAGCTTTAAGTGTAGACGGTGCTTTATCAAAAGGTTCAGGTTCTTTTAAAATAAATCATCCTTTAAAACCTGATACACATCATTTAGTTCATTCTTTTGTTGAAGGTCCAAAAGCAGATTTAATCTACAGAGGTAAAGTATCTCTTGTAGATGGAGTTGCTCAAGTAAACATAGACACAGCTAGTGGTATGACCGAAGGTACTTTTGTAGCACTTTGCACTGATGTTCAATGTTTTACTTCTAACGAATCCGATTGGGATGCAGTTAAAGGAAGTGTGGTTGGAAACATATTAACTATTAACTGTCAGGACTCTTCTTCAACTGCTACAATCTCTTGGATGGTGGTAGGAGAAAGACAAGACCAGCATATGTTAGATACAAATTGGACAGATGAAAACGGTAAAGTAATCGTAGAACCTGCTAAGTAAATGGCTGAACAACTCTCACACTTTCTCGACACTGCACTAGCTGTTATACTAGGAGTCATTGGTTGGATGATTAAAAAGCTTACTGATCGTTTAGAAAAGGATGAAGAACGATTAACAAAGATTGAAGTGGAACTTGCTACGCAAAGAGAACGAGACACTGCTGTGGAGAATCGTATGAGTGGACTTGAATCCACTGTTAAAGAGATTAACGGTAAACTGGATAGAATGATGGAGATATTAATGAAACGATGAGTAAGATATGTCCAAAAGGAATAGCTTGGGCTAAACGCACATTTGATAAGTATCCATCTGCTTACGCTAACATGGCTGCTTCTAAATACTGCAAAGACCCTAAGTACGGAAAAGGTAAGAAGCGTAAACTATCTATTAAAAAGAAGAAGTAGTTATGGGTGAGTTAGCTAAATGGAGAGCACAGAATTGGGTGCGTATAGGATCAGATGGTAACATTAAAGGTGCTTGTGGTACTTCTAAGAACAAAAAGAATCCTGATAGATGTCTACCTATGTCAAAAGCTAAGTCCCTATCTAAATCACAACGAGCATCTACAGCTAGAAAGAAAAAAGCAGCAGGGGCAAAAGGTAAACAATTTGTTAGTAATACACCAGCAGCCAGAGTATCACTTAAAATAAGGAAGGATAAATAATATGCCATACGGAAAATACACACCTAAACAGAAGAAACTTGCAGCAGTTGCAGGAGATAAGAAAAAGATTACACAAGCTGACATAATCACATTAAAGCGTAGGGGTATGTCGATTAAGAAAAAGAAGAAATAAAGATGAAATGTAAGTGCGGTTGTAAGCGTAAACTTTCTATAAAGAAAAAGAAGAAGAAATGAAGCGTAAAGGAGTATCACTATCTCTAGGTAGAGGTGAGAAGTCTCGTAAGGGTGGTCTCACTGCAAAGGGCAGGGCTAAGTATAACAGAGCTACTGGGTCTAATTTAAAAGCCCCTCAACCTGGAGGTGGTCCTAGAAAGCGTAGCTTCTGTGCTCGTATGAGTGGTAACAAAGGACCAATGAAAGATAGTAAAGGTAGACCCACTAGAAAAGCTTTAGCCCTTAGAAGGTGGAAGTGTTAACAACTTATGAAAACACGAGAAGAACTAGGTAACTTACACATCCTTTTAACAGATACTTTAAGTAAAGGTATTCAACTGATGAGTGCCACTGAAGAGTATAACCCTGCTTTACTTAACTGTGCCAGACAACATTTAAAAGATAACGATGTAGTTCTTATGAGTGGTAAAGATACTCCACTTAATGATCTACTGGGAGAAGTCCTACCTTTTGAAGACAAACCTGAAGAAAGAGTAGTTACAAAGTAATAACAGTAATAACAACACCGAAGAGAGAGAAAGAGTTGAAGCATGAGTATTGAAAAGCTTAAACAACTCAAGGACTTCCGTAACTTCTTATATGTAGTTTGGAAACACTTGAACCTACCTGATCCTACACCACTACAATACGATATAGCTGACTTCATGCAACACGGTCCTAAACGATCTGTTATCATGGCGTTCCGTGGTGTAGGTAAGTCTTGGATATGTTCAGCTTATGCTGTTCATCAACTCCTACTAGACCCCACTAAGAACATACTTGTTGTATCTGCGTCTAAGAACCGTGCTGATGACTTCTCCACCTTTACCTTGAAAATCATACACGACATTCCTGTTCTTCAAGGACTCATCCCTAAGAACGATCAAAGGTTCTCTAAGATAGCTTTTGATGTAGGACCTGCACCTGCTGCTCACGCACCTTCTGTTAAGTCTCTAGGTATATCCTCTCAGTTAACAGGTAGCCGTGCTGACATCATCATTGCTGACGATATAGAAGTACCTAACAACTCTGCTACTCAAGGCATGAGAGATAAGCTAGATGAACAAGTAAAAGAGTTTGAAGCTATTATAAAGCCCTTAGACACCTCTAGGATTCTCTTTCTAGGCACACCGCAGTGCGAGGATTCAATTTATAACAAACTGCGTGAGAGAGGCTATGACGCTCGTATATGGACCTCTGAGTACCCTAGTGAGGATTTAGTACTCAAGAACTACGATAATGATATAGCTCCCTTTATTACTGAACAGATAACAGAAGAGACAGTAGGACACACTACAGAGCCTCTTAGGTTCTCTGATATGGACCTAGAAGAGCGTAAGCTATCTTATGGTCGTACTGGGTATGCTTTACAGTTCATGCTTAATCCCAGGCTATCGGACGCTGATAGATACCCGTTGAAGATTAACGATCTTATTATAACAGATATTGATAATGACTTAGCTCCTGAGAAGATTATATGGTCCAGTGATCCTGATAACGAAAACAAAGACCTTCCTAATGTAGGACTAGGTGGGGATCGATACCACAGACCTTCTAAGACTATTGGTGATATGGTAGAGTATACAGGGTCTGTCTTGTCTATTGACCCTAGTGGTAGAGGTAAAGATGAAACAGGGTTTGCTGTGGTTAAGATGCTTAACGGTCAACTCTTTGTTCCTGAAGCTGGTGGTCTAAAAGGTGGTTACGATGATCAAACCCTTAAACAACTAGTACACATAGCTAAGACTAACAAAGTTAACAAGATCATTATAGAGTCTAACTTTGGTGATGGTATGTTCATGGAACTTCTTAAACCTTTGTTTATGACTTCCTATCCAGTAACTATAGAAGAAGTAAGACACTCTAAACAAAAGGAACTTAGAATCATTGATGTCCTTGAACCTGTTCTTAATCAACATAAACTTATTATTGATCCTTCTGTTGTTCAACATGACTATAAGAGTGCTCAAGGGTATCCTATAGAACATCAAGCTAAGTATATGTTATTCTATCAACTTAGTCGTATAACAAAAGATAAAGGCTCTCTTAATCACGATGATAGATTAGATGCTCTTTCTATTGCTGTTAACTATTGGGTAGAACAAATGAACCAGGATGTTGATAATAACATTAACTTTAGGAAACAGGAACTACTTGATAAAGAATTAACATCCTTTACTGATTCCTTTCATAAGAGAAGTATTAAAGGTCCTAAGGCTATGCTTTGGTCGTAGCTATCGCTACTCCTATTATAACAAATCTTTACATCTTAGTGATTAATATAGGTGCTTGGGTAGTTAGTGTAAATACATATTTATAAAGTACATACTAAAAGAGGGTCGACCCTGACGAAGACCCTCCCTCCTTTAAAAGCTCTTATAACTATTCATTGTAGGTCTTTAGACACACCTATCCTTAAAAGCTTTTGTTAATATAAAGAGTATTTAAAGGACAGGGTCTTCTTATGTGAATGATCAAAGAAGGAGAAGAACGAAGTATCGACTTCTTTAGTTTAAGTCACTATTCTTTCTTTAAGACCTTTTGGTTTTAAAATCACTCCTCTAGGAGTTCCTAATAAAACATTATAATCGCTTTTCAGATTTGTAAAGCCTAAAATTTAACACTATGGACATAGATACTCAGACAGACTTGTTAACCAACGACTTATGTAATTTAATAAATCGCTATAAAGGGGAGTTTGAATTGAACGACCAAACAATCATAGGTGTCTTGGAGTTCATTAAATATGACCTTTTAGCTACCAGTATCATAGAGTTTGATGCAGACTTTGATGAAGAGGAAGAAGAGGAAGAATCGTGACGGTCAGTTTGCAGACATTAGATTTTTAATTTTAGTTGAAAAAATTTGAGGGGGTTACGCTATATACGCGGGCGTTAAAATACCCCCAAGCTACCCCTTAAAAAACTGATGGGGTGGGGTATATTGTACAATATTGTTAAAATGATTTTTCATAAATCCCTGGTAATCAATGTACTTATGAAATTAGATCGTACAATACACATTATGTCTAATTACTGATTATCAATGATTTAGGTAATAATCTATCGTTATTGCAAGTAGTTTGCATTAAGTAATTGTTATTGATGTAATGACAGCTTGAAATAAAGACATCATGACGTCATGACTTCACTTGTAAATTTGTAATTTCTTTTTTCGTTTATTTTTGATTAGTCAAAGTCTTTATTCGCTACTGATCAAACTCTCTATCTGCTATCAATCAAACTATCTACTTTGATTAGTCAAAGTCTCTTGAATACCCCTTAAACACTACAAATTAACCTTTAATCTTTTCATAAAGTCCTGCCAGGCATAGCTTTACAACAAACTTTTTCGCTTTAACTCTATAAAAACTACCTTGTTAAAACTTTTTTAATCTTTTTGTATCTCATTAAATATCAATACTTTAGCTACTGATTTTATAACTCTAGCTATTGACAAGTATGCTATATTTGAAATCGAACCAATTATTAATTTTAACCAATAGAAAAAACATCAATATGAACATATTAAAATCATTCCAGCCATCAAATAAATCACAAAAGTTTTACACTTTTGAAGGCGATTGCTACAAAATTGAAGATAAGCCTTTCGGTAACCTTCCAGTACGTCGAGATGTAGCAAGACATTACAGACAAATTGACTCTATCAATAAATTGAAATCGTGCTTAAGAGCTGGCGAATATACTTCAGTTGGAATGTATAGATTATTTTTTACTACGAACGACGGAGCTTGTTTAAGCTTTTCCTCTGTATTAGATAACTTGCAGTCAATTTATTATTCAATGATGAATGATATAAATGACGGCTGGCAAATTATTGGCTTGTCGTCTGTTGAAGAATGTGATGATGAAGTGTTTTGCGATCATTCCAACGAACTACTTTCTTAATTAAAATCAAATATAAATAGAAAAAAATCAATATGAACCAATTAAAAGAATTATTAAATAACTACAACGCACGTTCCGCTTGGTCTAAAGGTGTAAAAGCTTTTGCCTTTGATCTATTAGATAACCTTGAAGGTCGAAACATAACTAAAGATAACTTATTAAATGGTGCTAGTGACTGGTCTGCTTATTCTTATGGTGGTTGTGCTTTTATATATGATCAAGACATTGCCGAACATCTTTGCACACCTAGCGAGTTAAAAGCCCGTAAAGGCGGAGATTGGCAACCCAGTAAACAAGAGACTTGGTTGGATGTACAAGCGAGGGCATTAGGGCAAGCTTGTTCTTTAATCCTTAGATTGAATAGAAAGGTGGCATAATATGACATTATTTATAGAAGTAACAAAAGAACAGCATCCTTTTACTAAGCAATTACATTACAGAGCAAAGCCTTCAAATATTGTACCAGAATGGCAAGGCGATGGTATTGACGGAAATAGACAACAAGCAATTTCTAAATGCTTTGTTAAATATGAAAAGCAAGGCTATTCAACTTATTACATCTTGAAAGGATAATAACACTATGAAATTAAATCTTAAAGATAATCTAAAAGGTCGAGTATTACTTTCGATCATGTACTTATGCGAAATTATAGACATGAGTATTTACTTTATAACTTTTTCGCTAGTTGTTAGTGACTTACGCAATAAATTCTTATTTAGTGATCTAGTAGAAAATAATAACATATGAAAAAACCAAATCATTCCAATATAGACGAGCTATTTAACTCCCTAAAACCAAGCAAAAAGGAACAAGCTATAGTCTGGCTTGTTAGCCCTATGATTGTGCTTGCCACTTGGGCTACTTTGATTTTTATCTGTAGCCTTTAATAGAAAGAAAATAAAATAACTATGAAAATAAAAGAAAATGATATCGTTACCTTTAAAGATAATAACGGGGACAAGTTAAAAGGAAAAGTTGTGCTTGTCTTTACAAGCTTGCAAGGTAACCAATGCGTTCACATCAACAACTTTGCAACAACTCGATTAATAAAAGATATAACCAAAGCATAAAAACACTATGAACCTTACTAAAAAATTCCCTAAAATGTCAGCTAATGACTGGCGTAAACTACAACTCTCTACCGATGCAAAGAATCAAAGAGACTGGGCAAGTAGACAATTGCACGACATGGAAAATGATCCCGATAACTTTACTTTGCGAGACTATTTAAAGGTAAGGGCTGGATATAATACAGCTGTTGAAACTCTTAAAGAACTACAATAGTCATGTCAGTAACCGAATACATAGAAGATACCGCCTTTGTTCACAGAATAGTGAGCGATTATAAAGAAGTATATATCCAGTGGCACATGAAAGATTTACCGCACTTGTTCACTGGTCGAGCGAGTAGCCATGAGGAAAAGATTGAGCAATATAAATCAGTATTAAAAGAACTAAAGAAATTAAATAAAACCAAAACATGAGAAAGAAATATATAACTAAACCTCGAAGACCATTAAAGAATTACCAACTATTTGCAGATCATACCTTACCGAGTGGCATTGTTAAACAACGAGCTATTAGCGAGGTTGAAGCACGAAGTGCAGAGGAAGCGAGTAAGACAGGCTATACCTTGGCAAAGATGTTAGGTATGAAATTCACACACGCAAAGGAGGCAACACAATGAGAGATAATAAAAACATAACTAAATTGGTAGAAGATTATTCTGCTTGGATAAAATTAAATATACCTAAAAGTTATGCAGAAAATAATGATAGAGATTTATCTGCTGACGCTATTTTATGGGATAGCTGTGAATTAAAATTAAACCATGACCAAAAGAAATGGCTCAGAGAGTTTATAACAAAATGGGAGAAAGCTTATCTATGAAAGTTCTTAATTTATACTCAGGTTTAGGAGGTAACAGAAAGCATTGGAAAGATTGTGATGTTACAAGTGTTGAAGAGAACCAGGAAATTGCAGATGTTTATAAAGAACTTTTTCCTGGTGATAACTTAGTTATTGGTGACGCACATGGTTATTTACAAGATCATTACTTAGAGTTTGATTTTATCTGGTCTTCTCCACCTTGTCAGACGCACTCTAAAATGGCACAGGCAAACTCAAGAACCCAAAAGAAATATCCTAATCTTAAACTTTACGAAGAGATTTTATTTTTAAAACATTTCTTTAAAGGTAGATGGGTAGTTGAAAATGTCTGCCCTTTCTACGAACCTTTAATCAAAGAGACAACTAAAGTAGGAAGACATATGTTTTGGTCAAGTGATTATTTTATTGCTGAAGATGTTAAACGTCCGAAAGATTTTATTAACTTAGATAACTTAAAAGGAAAACAAAAACTCATGAACTGGTTAGGCATTCACTACGAAAAAAATATTTACTACAAAGGTAATCATTGTCCTTGTCAGATACTTAGAAATTGCGTACACCCTGACCTTGGTCTTCAAATCTTTAACCAACTAAAATTATTATGAGCTTAGAAATGCTTTTAATGTTCGCCCTTATTGTCTTGATCTCGCTTGGCTTTCTATATAATGAACCATGAGATACAGCACGATAGAAGGATGCATCAGACAAACTATGAGAACCGAAATAACACCTAAAGATTTTAAATATATAAACAATAGAAACATGATAGAAGAAACCATGCACTACATAATGACCGAGCACTTTAAAGGAGTACTTGATCCCAACCATAAATACTTTGACCTTTACATTAGCCTTCAACATCTACTGGAGGAGTACAACAATGGAGAATAAATACTGGTCACTAGAACCCTTAGACAGCTTCTTAGATATAAACCAAGATGATATAGATGAGATGAACTGGAAAGCTGGATTTGAACCTATTGATTCTATGACCCTAGCTAAAGCCAAAAAGGAACAAGATATTTTAGAGAGCTTAGAAGAAAAAGACAATGACAACTAAATTAAAATTTACTGAAGCAGAAAGTTTTGCTTTGTTGAGTGAACACTTTCCAGACCTTCAAAAGAACGGAGCTAGAACACAACTAAAAGAAGCTTATGATTGGGTTGAAGGTTATGGAGAAACATGCGATTGGGAGGATGATAGATGTAAAAGCGATATAATTCCTCCTTTAATACCTGACGCTACTCGCCTAATTAAAATGGAAGGAGGTGAAGATGAGCGTGATTTTATCTTTCAGTTTTGGGAGATAGAAAATAACTTCCCAGTCAATGAACTTAAACTAAAGCGATTGGAGAAGTGGTTATTCTATGATCTTGATCCATTTGATGTTGGAGTGTTTGAACTTTGGCGGTGTGATAAATGGGGAGGTGGACACAGACGCTTATTCAGTAACATAGATTGGTATCTTTATAAAGGATACGAGAGCTACGAAGAGTTTAACACAAAATTTAAACCGACATGAGTAGCCTAGAAGATTACGATTGCAACGAGGTCCTTAGTAAATCATTTGCTTCAGAAGTAGCGGAAGGCTTTGAAAAGTTTTGGAGTAACACACAACTAGGTTACAATAAATACGGAGAGATTATCAGAACAAAAGAATTACGTGTCCGTCCAAAAGCTTTCCATGACTTTCACTTCGGAAGAAAGGAAGCGATTGAAAAGATAAACTTATACAACGAACATAAAACAAAGTTGAACAATGGATAAAGCTTTAGAAGGTGTAATGATTCAATGGGGTAAAGCTCGATATAGAAAAGCCCAAGAGATATACAAAGCACAAGGATATAATTCTGAATTACCTGCTTATAAAAAGTTAGGAAGGGAAGTACACGTACCTATCGAACGAGCTGTAAATAAATTCTTTGAAGATAACTTAAGACCGAACGCACCCGTACCTATCTGGCTACCTTTTATATGGGATTTAGAACCCAGTGTGGTAGCTTTTCTAGGAGTTAAAGTATTGTTTGATATTCTGCCAGGTGAACCTTTTATATCCGAGGCTTCCTTTCAAGTGGCTAAAGCTTTGGAAGATGAAGTACGTGTCCGTTACTTTAAAGAGCACGTCAATAATAGTGATTGGTTGTTATTAAAACACGATCAAAAGGATGCCCTTACAAGGAATAGATTCGTTAATAAATTCTGGGATAAAGAAAGGAAGTATCACAAACAAGGAAGGTATCAAAGGTTTGAACTTTGGAGTCAACGGAACAAGGTAATGTTGGGTAGTTGGTTGATCGAGTTGATACGGATGCACACTAACTTGTTCCATGTAAAGATTAAGCACTCGTACAATAAAGTTAAGCGTAAGATCATAGCTCCTAATAAAGACTTGTACGCTTGGGTTAATAAATACGATGAGAATTGTGAGGTTATCCGTCCATTCTACTTAGCCACACCCGAACCACCTATTGATTGGGTATCTAACTACGGAGGAGGGTATAATTCTGAAGGACTGCCTACTCTACCTATCATGAAGATCAAGAACAACGATGGTATAAAACATCGGGACTTGTCCGTAGCTTATGAACCTCTTAACCGACTGCAACGAGTAGCTTGGAAGATCAATCCTAAGATGTTGAACCTAATGAACTGGGCTTGGTCTAAGGATATGTCTATAGGAGGAATGGAGAAGAGTGAGTTGCTAGAACCGATGGACATTGTACCTAAACTAGCAGAGACAGACCCCGAAGCATTCAGTGAATGGAAGCGTAAGCAAAAAGATATATATGAGTTTAACTTACGCAGTAACGGGAAGCGAATGAGGTGTTTAAAGATACTTAATGTAGCTAAACGATACGCTGACTTAGATAAGTTCTACTTTCCATATCAAATGGATTATCGAGGACGAGTGTATGCCATACCCAGCTATGTTAACCCACAATCTTGTGACTTTGGAAGGAGTGCTTTGCAGTTTGCTGAAGGAGTAGCGATTAATAACAATGAAGACAGCAGATGGTTACGTGTACACGGAGCTAATGTCTTTGGAGTAAAGGGAAGTTATGAGAAACGATTAGCTTGGATTGAGCAGAAAGAAAAGTTAATCCTTGAATGTGCTAATGACCCTTGCGAGTATGATTGGTGGCAGACAGCGAGTGATCCTTGGGCTTTCATACATTTTTGTTTTGAATTTGCAGAGTTTAAGGAGCACGGATGGGGATTTAAAACTAGGTTACCTTGTCACATGGACGCTAGTTGTAACGGCATACAGATTCTATCTTTGTTAACAAGGGACGAAGACTCTGGATATCACGTTAATCTTTTACCTGACCAAAGACCACAAGATATATACCAGGAAGTAGCTGATCAAGTACACGAGGTACTGATGAAAGACAAAAGTAAGAACAGCTTGGCAGGTGACTGGTTAAAGTTTGGAATAGATCGTAGTTTTACGAAGAAGATAGTGATGTGTAAACCTTTTGGAATGAATGGATACACGAGTAAGGATGCACTGGAAGATGCTGTTGTTAAACGATTGAAGGAGGGACTAGGTAGTCCGTTCAGTAAGGAGGATTTTAATGAGGCTATGATATACCTAGCTTCTTTAATTAACGACAAAGCGAACGCTCTTATTGAACCACATTTAAACTTGATGAAGTGGTTTAAAAGAATAGCAAGGACCGAAGAACCTTTGTCTTGGACTACACCTTTTGGATTGGAAATTGTACAAGCGTTGTATGATCAAACAATAGTTAAAGTGAACAGCATTCTTAATATGCAAAATACTATTCTTAATTTTAACAACAGACAGAAAGGAATAAGCAGTAGGAGAATGGCTAGAGCTATTGTTCCCAACTACATCCACAGCCTAGACTCAAGTGTGATGATGGAATTAGCTTGCAAAAGTGATTATTCTTTAGCAAGTATACATGACAGCTTTGCAACGCACAGCCCACACGCACCGAAAATGCACCAACAATTAAGAGAGATTTACACAGAACATTTTAGCGATGACCTCATTAACAAGTTCAAGGATGAGGTTGAAGCACAACGAGATTGTAAACTGGAAGACAGCCCAGAACTTGGCACATTAGATGTGTCGGCACTTAACGACTGCCAGTATATATTCTCATAATAGATAAAACATAAAAACAAATGGCGATAAAATCGAGACAGAGAGAAGAAGCAATAACGACAGCTATAGGGACTGCTCAGTACCCTTGGGTTAACACTCCGAGTACAAAGTTTGTACCTGAAGGAGAGTATAGCTGTAATATAATACTAACGAAACAAGAAGGTGAAGCTATTATTAAAAAGGTAGAACCTATTCTTGAAAAGAAACAAAAGGAACAAGCAGAAGAGAGCGGTAAAAAGGTAAAGACTTATGAGTTACCTATTCAATTAGAAGGAGATACTTATGTATTAAAAGCTAAGTTGAAACCAGTGAATGGTAAGCGTAAGGACGGCAGTGATTACACAAGATCATTAGGTCTGTTTGATTCCAAAGGTAATCCTTGGGACAAAGCAGTAATGATAAGAGGTGGATCAAAGGTTCGTTTAAATGTCCGTCCTAAAACTTGGTTCTCTCCTTTACTGGGAGTAGGTGTATCATTGGAGTTACTAGCTGTACAAGTAATCGAGTTGGCAGACGGAGAACTATCCAGTCAAGCAGCAGAATCCTTTGGCTTCACTGAGGTTGAAGGAGGATATGTTAACGGAGGTGAAACCCTTGACCAAGCTCTTGATGCGGAAGAAGAAGAAGAGGACATTATCAAAGCAGACTTTTAGGTCTGGATTTGAAGAGAGAATAGCATCACAACTAAGACGCTGTGGTATAAAGTACACTTACGAATCGTTAGTTATTGAGTACAAGCGACTTAGCACTTACACTCCTGACTTCATCCTCCCCAACGGAATCATCATTGAAACCAAGGGGAGGTGGGTCACGGAGGATAGGTCTAAGCATTTGTTAATCAAAGAACAACATCCTGATCTAGACATTAGGTTGTTATTTCAAAACGCTTACAACAAGATTCGTAAAGGAAGTAAGACTACCTATGCAATGTGGTGTGAAAAGAAAGGAATATTATATGCACATAAACAAGTACCAAAATCATGGCTTTCACTAGAACGCATCAGCAGTGTGCAAAGTGTGGATCGAGTGACGCTCTTGCCGTCAACGAAGACGGAAGCACAATGTGTTTCAGCTGTGATACATACAGTCGAGGCAGACAACAAACTATGACACAACCAACAACCAACAACGATACATCAATTATACAAGGGAAACCACAGGAAGTAGCTAGAAGAAACTTAACTAAGGAGACTTGTCAGAAGTGGGGGTATCACATTGGAACTCACAACGGAGAACCAGTACACATAGCTAACTACAAGAGTAGGAACGGAGCACTAGTCGCACAGAAACTACGATTCGCTAACAAAACTTTTTCTATTAAAGGAGAGCTGTATGGCTTATACGGACAGCACCTTTGGAGTAGTGGTGGAAGAAGAGTAGTGGTTTGTGAAGGGGAGATTGATGCGTTAAGTGTCAGTCAAGCTTTCGGAAACAAGTGGGCTGTCGTGAGTGTACCTAACGGAGCAGGAGGAGCAAAGAAGTATGTCAGTCAAGCGATTGATTGGTTGGAATCCTTTGAGAAAGTAATCTTCTGCTTTGATAACGATGATCCAGGACGAGATGGAGCTGCAAAATGTGCAGCACTCTTGACTCCTGGTAAAGCACACATAGCAGAACTGCCACTTAAAGATGCTAATGATATGTTAGTGGCAAAGCGTAGCGAGGAGTTGGTGAATTGCTTATGGCAAGCGAGGGAATACAGACCTGATGGGATAGTAGGAGGAGAAGATATATGGCAAGCTGTGATAAAGGAGGATACTTCTGAGTCACAACCTTATCCATATGTTTCTTTGAATGATATGACACACGGTATAAGACGAGGAGAGTTGGTGACACTTTGTGCTGGTTCAGGGATTGGGAAGTCCTTGTTCTGTCGTGAAGTTT